GTAAAACTTATTTGAGATAATCCTCCATCTCCTACCGAGTAAGTTGTATCTGTAAATATTGCCCCAGTAGGTACGTTAGTCAAAACTTGCGTATCATCTACTTTATTATTTAAAGCAGTTTGAGTTAGAGTAGATATAGGCTTATTTGTATCTGATGTATTATTTACGTTACTTAAGCCCACATCTGCTTTGACTAAAGTAACCACACTAGTTTTACCTGCTACCGAAATAACAGAGTCTGTATTATCTATTTTGTCCCAGGTAATACCATTAGAAACAACCCAATCTCCTATATTCCAATTTGAGACACCAGAAAGATTGGTAGTTCCTGCTGCGGATACTTTGTAGTAATTACCTTGTGCAACAATAACAGTTAAATTAGGAGTATTAGTAAAGGCATTCCACACACCTGAGTATACTAATGCCCCTAAAACAGAATCAGGTAAATTTTCGCTAGGAACTTTATTATTTGCTCCTAAAGGCGCTAAACCATTAGCAACGTTAAACTGGCTACTATCAATTTTTCCATCTAAAGCAGATTGGACTAAAGTAGATATAGGCTTGTCTACATCACTAGTGTTGTTTACGTTGCCTAAATTTAATTGAGATTTAGTTGTATTATGTGGGTTACTGGTATTATTTGTGTGAGCAGCTAGTGCGTTAACATCTGCTTTTAATGCAACTGCTGTATCTACCTGTGTTTGGGTGTACTTATCTAAATCTGTAATGTCAGCTTCAACATGTGTGTGAGATTCAGCGGCTTTTAAATTTAAAGCAGTTTGAGTAGCCAAAGAAATTGGTTTATTAACATCACTAGTGTTTGTTACGTTACCTAAACCAACTTGAGTTTTTGTTACACTATGCGGATTTGTTGTATTTTCTGTGTGATTGCTTAAATCTTCAGAAGAAGCTAACAAGTTTATTTCTGTTTGTGTAGCTAAATCAGGTACGTTAGTTAATTGTGACCAGTCTGGTACGTAAGTATTAGGCATAGCAGAAACATCACTAAAATCTAATGTAACATTTCCATTGAGTGCGTAGCTGTTTAATGTAGTAGTGTTGGAAACAAATTCTTGTGTTATTTGATTTGCTGTTGTTTGTGCTTGATTAGCAAACCCTTCTGCTAGCGCAGCTTGGTTTGAAGCAACAATTGCGTTATTACTCACTAATACAGTATTGGCCAATACTTCTTCTTGCCAAATACTAACTTCATTGTGTTGGGTATCTACTTGGACAAACTGTGAAGTAATAATTGAAAGTGGGTAAAGAGCTGCATCACCATCGGAGTTTATGTAAACTAGTGTATTTTCCACTATTACATCAGGTATTACATTATTTCCTGTAAATGTAGTAGGTAGTTTAATACGTGCGGCCAATTCAGAAGTTATTTCAGCTGCAAATTCAGCATTTACTACGCCTGTTCCATTTGAAATAGCACCACTGCCTGGTGTTACACCTATGTTTTCTTCTTCAAATATTGGTCCTAAACCCATTGGTCACTCCAAATTCTTTCTCTTCTTGCATTATCTATAACAAAAACACCTTGTGCTTTTAACTCTTCTAATTGCATGTTAAAACTTTGAGTCAATAACATTCCTTCTTGCACTCCATCTTTACCTCCTTTAGCTGAAAGAACTTTAGCAGCAACAAAGGCAAGTAAAGGTTCTAATAATGTGTCTACAATACTGACTTCTACAGTAGAAGGGTCTGTACCTCTGGCACTGTCTAATAAAGGGTGGTTTGCTCTGTATATAATTGATGCTTTACCACTATAAGGGATAGAAAATTGAACAACATTCGCTAATGGGGTAAATACTGTGTCTTTATCTGCAAGTTCATTAAGTGAAAACTCACAACCATCGTCTCGAAACACTTGCTCAACTTTAATTAAGTTATTTTGAAAAGGATTAGTTGTATCAAGTATGTACTTTGGATCTTGATCGTTACCCCCACTGCCTACTGAATGCTTACTATGCAACGTGTATCTTGGTCTAAGAGGGTCTACTTGAAGCAATACTTGCTCTAAGCGAAGAGGAAGCTTACTGTGCAATTGAATTAAACCACGGTTAACAAAAGTAGTTATTCTTGGATAGTCCGCTTCTGTAATAGAGCCATTGTTTGATGTACCCAATTCAAATTGAGACAACTCTCCGTAAGAGAGATAAGTAAAAATATCTGATAAAAGCATAGGCGAGCGCCCTTTTTAGGTAGGTGTGGTTTATTTTACTGATTGTACGCTAAACAATGTAGGAACTAAGGTTGCTAGACGGTGTATCTTCAACTTCATACTCCCAAATATCTGTTCCACTATTACTTTCATCGTTTTGGGTAAAATTAACTGTTTCAGATGGCCGCCAAGTATGTAAAACACTCAGCATAGAAATAGTGTCGATAAAATCATCGTGTTTAGACCTAAAACCATTTGGTGCAGCAAGACTTAATTCTTCTACTGCTTCTCTTAATTCAGGACTATCTTTACGCTCAACAGGAAAATACATTTTACCTGCTTTAAACTGAGGAACCATAGTGTTGAATCTAACCATTTTTTGTGTGTTTGGGCGCACACCAGGGCTTCCATTATTATTTTCTGAAGCTAAAGGAAAATAGTTATTACGGGAAATCATTTGGTCTTGAATCCATTGTATAAACCCTCCTTGCTGACCACTTACTTCTATACCCACTTGTTGTGGACGATATATTTGAGCTAGTCTAAACAAGTCATCTATGTTTCTGTCCATAAGTTGCCTACGGCACACACCATCTACCCAAAACCAGTCACCATTACTTCCTAAAGCCCACACGCTAATTACTGAGTAATCAGCACTGTTTCTCTCAGATGTCGCAAAATCAGTAGTAATATAAAAGTTAAATGCACCCATATTTTCATGCACACTTGCTGACTTATACCAACGAATATCTTGGTCGTGTATTAACCTGTCATCGTCTGACATAATCCTAAGCATTAGTTCTTGGTTAAACGTGTCAACTTTACCTAGCTTTAACATGCTGTCGTATTGTGCTTTTACATAATCATATGGAAACCGATCAGGCCAACTGCCTCTAAACTCATGTCTTTCACAAGGAAACTTTTCACACACAGGGAATACGTTTACAGCCCAGGCACCAGATTCAACACCCTTATACAAAGGATCTTTTGCATTAAAAGGTGTACCACTCCACACAATAAGATTATTTTTAGGATGTAATGCAAAAGTTACAGCTTTATAAATAGTATCTTCTATCGCGCTGATTACGGTTGCGCTTCGCGCATCCTCATCAGATACCAAATCATCTAGCACTGCTAATGCAGGACGGGTACCTAGCTCTTTAGCCCCACGAACACCTGTTTTAGCCCCGTACCCTTTTACAATAAACCGGTTACCATCTGCGTTAATAAACTCCCAGCGTATGTCAGTAAACTTAGTTACAGGGGTATAAGTACGCAAAAAATCAGAATTTTCCCACCTAAATTCTAAGTTTTTTCGCATGTTTTTAATGCCGTTTTCTATGCTATCAGACACATACAGAGCCAAAGGAACTTTACCAAAACCAGGAATAGCACCGTAGCACCCTATATACAAAAAGAGATACTCAGCAAATACAGCAGTTTTACCTAAACCACGGTGGCATAAATTAGCTACTCTAGCCCCACTCTCAGTAAGAGTATCTAACATTCTATAGTGCACGATAGGTGTTAAGTTTTCTTCTCCTTCACCACCATTAACTAACTTTATAAAGTTAACAAACTCTAACGCAAAATTTGATGGTACATAACTTGGGTCATTAGCATAGCTAACACTATTTAAATAACTCTCCACTGTTGGAGGGCTGTCCTGAATTTGCTTCAGATTCATTGGCGGGTTCCACTTCTTGGTAAGACACATCAGTAATTAACTTACTGTGTGCTATGTGTTGGGCGTCATGTGTTCCGGTTGCAAGCATTGCACGTTGCTGGGCCACTAACTCTAATGTAGAAGCACGAAGTGCTTCTATTGTCTTATCTTCCTTAAGACCTATATCTAACTCAACCTTTTTAATTTCAGGTTGTTTTAACTGTACTAATAAACTATTGGCCGCATCAGATCTAACTTTCTCGCTCTTAGCATAAAGCATTAACTCTGCTTGTGTATTTAAAGCCTCTTGGTATAAATCTTGGTTTAATATCCACGATGGAGTAAGCGTTTGTGCTAAAAGCAAACCAACTAACTTACTTTTATGATACGCAGTTGTATAGCTAGCTATATCTTTAGATGATACACCTTGCGAGTTAAACCTCACAATTTTATCTGGGAACGTTAAAGAATAGCTTTTAATATTAGTATGCCCCATTAGTTTAAAGCTAACATATCTAACAGCATCAACATAACTGGTCATTTTAAATTTACCTTCAGTTAATACCTGGGTATAACTAAGTAAATTATCTCTGTATATCTCATATGATTCAGGGTCACTAATAGTACTATTTATATTATTTAGTAAATCTTGATTAACACTTTTTTTAAACTGGGTGGGTAAAGCAACTTTAAGCTGCTCCATAGTTAATTGGGACATAAAACACTCTTATAAAATAGGAAGGAAATTTGCGTATTTACTTTACAGGTAGGGTAGACACTATATACTTAGGCTGTTGATTTAATTAGTATTTAGACCAACAATTTAGATTTAACTCCAATGTCGATGGCCTTAGCCTCTCTTTACCGAGGGGCTTTTTTATGCCTTAAATAAATCTAAAGGTTTTACTAATTTTAGTTCTAATTTTTATCCCCCAACTTTTGTAGAAAAATAATAATTGGGTGTACATTCATTTACTACAGTACAGAGCAAAACAAAAACAATACCCCCCCTATGCGATTCAAAGAGCAAAAGCTAACTACACCCCAGCAAGCTGGGACT